CTCGCCCAGTTGCTCGCTCACGCCCACGGGTGCTCCGCCATGTTGCCACAGCAACGGCACTGGCGCGGGCGACCCAAATGCTCCCCGACGTACGACATCGCCACCGCGATCAACCGCATCGAACACCGCAGCATAGCCTGCAAAGCGCAGGCTCATTTGCCCCACCCCATCAGCCCTTGCTGGACGGCAATCGCACCAATGCCGATCGCGCCGAGCAAGCGCACGACCCAGGCCAGCCACGCCTTCCACAGCGACGATTTGGCATCGCGCCACGCCGCCAGCAGCTCGCGCAGTTCGCCCAAGTCACGCCCCGCGCCCTCATCGTCGAGGCCCATCCGCACCAGCGCCCGGCTCGCGCCGAGATCGCCCGATTCCTCTACGATCGCCCGCAGCGTCGCCAGATCCGCGCCCTGTTGTTGCCCCTGCGCCACCAGCTGCGCCAGCACCGCCCCGTCGCTGGTCATCTGGCCGCTGGTCATCTGGCCGCTCATCATCCCTGCGCTCATGACAGCCCCACCATCGCCCGCTTCTCCTCATCGCTCAGAAAATCAGCCGCCCCGACTTGTCGCCACAGCCGCTCGCGATCCTCGGCCAATGCCGTGACCTGATCGATTTCCACCCGGATCGCCGCATCCGGAAACCAGCCGCCCAGCGCCTGCGCTAACCCGGCAAAGATCGTCTCCGCCAGCGGCAGGATCGCCAGCCGCCACAACGCCCGGTTCGCCTCGACATAATTGGCATAAGTGGCATCCCCCGGCAGGCCGAGCAGCATCGGCGGCACGCCGAACGCCGTCGCAATCTCACGTGCCGCCGCTGCCTTGGTGCCAGCGAAGTCCATGTCGGCGGGCGACAGGCTCAAAGCCTGCCATTTGAGACCACCCTCCAGCAGCATCGGCCGCCCGGCATTGCCGCTCCCCGAAAAGCTCGCATCCATCTCGGCGCGCAACCGCTCAAACTGCTCGCGCGACAGCGATGATCCGTCACCGGGATCATAGACCAACGCCCCCGAAGGGCGCGCCGCATTGTCGAGCAGCGCCTTGTTCCAGCGCGCCGCCGCATTGTAGATCGCAATCGCCCCCGACGCTGCGCCCAGGCAGCCCAGCCCATAATGATCATCGCTCGGGTTGAACGCCTTCACATGCACCACCTGCGGCCGCCCGCCGGCATCCGCCGCCAGCAACCGCGTCACCGGCTCACCCACCCGGTAGCGATACGCCACCGGCCAGCCGCTCGCATCAGGCTCCACCGTCACTCGCTCAGGCCGCAGCGCGAACAGTTCCGCGAGCTGCCCGTCCGCATCGGTCAGCAACTGGACATAGGCATTACCGTGCAGCAACAATTGCGCCGCCACCGTCTCGGCCAGCACTTGCCCGCCCGACCGCGCCGCCAGCAGCGCCTGGATCGCGGGATCGGAAGCCAAAAGCGGTGCACCGCCCAGTCCCTGCGCCACCAGCCGGACGGCGCGCTGCGCAATTGCATTACGCGCATAACCCTCCCGCAACTGCGCTTCGTAAGAGGCGGGCCACTCGCCGAGCAGCGGCCCCGGGCCAAGCGCATAACGCGACAAAGCCGGGCGCAATTCCTCACGCCCGGCTGATTTCCAGCCGAAGATTTTCATGTTGTTCTCCGAACGACAGGCCTTAGCCGGTCTTGGTCCCCACCCAAATCACATGCCGCGCGCCCTTGCCGCTCGCCCGCGCCCGCACGACCACTTCGTCCACCACGAACCCCGCATCGCGCATTCGCCGCGCGAACACGTCGTCGCTTGCCGCCG